TCAAGGACGATGGGGAATGGATCAAGCGTTGCCCCTTCGCTCTGATTACGAGACGAGATCTCCTTATCGTACAGCTTACGTCTCTCGTAGAAGCCGGCACATGGCCCGAAGCCGGAGGCGTGCTCGATCAGTCGAACGCTTTCTATCGTGCGGCGTGTATAGTCTCAAGCACGAAAAACGAAAAGGACAAGAAAGATGCCAAATGAGCCGGTCCTTTCCATAACGGTTAAGCTCAAGGATCTTTTTACATCCAAGTTCCAACGCATTTCAGATTCGGTCCGTCGCGGCACCTCGAAAATAAAGTCTGGTTTTATAGGACTTGGGAGAACGATAACCAACCTGCGAACGGTAATTCGCGGTTTTATTTTCTATGAGCTTATGAAGCTCGGAAAGGATCTGGTCGAACGGGGAAACCAGATCGAGGCCATCAGGCGAGCCTTTCAAAACATGGCGGCTCGTTTCGGCCAGGACTCGCAAAAGATCCTTCAGGCAATGAAGAAAGCATCGAGAGGAATGCTTTCCGACTTTGCTCTCATGCAGAAGGCGAATAATGCTTTTCTTTTGCAGGTTGCGAAGACGCCGGAAGAGTTTGCTCAAGTTACAGAGGCGGCCCGCAGGCTCGGTCAGGCTATGGGAGTGGATCTCGGTCGAGCTATGGACTCTCTCATCCTCGGTATCGGCCGCCAATCTATCCGCTGGCTTGACAACATCGGTCTCATAGTCAAGGCAGAAGATGCAAACGAAAAATATGCCGCATCAATCGGGAAGACGGTCTCCCAATTGTCTGCTATGGAACGCCGGAAGGCATTCAAGCTTGCAGTATGGGACTCCATGCAAAAAAAGATGGCGTCTCTTGGTGATGACGTCGATTTAGCCGCGAACGCTTGGGGTAGGTTTAATGCTTCAATAAGCAACGTATACAACATAATCGCGGACAGACTGCGTCCAGCGCTTAAAGAACTTGCGGACGGCCTCGCCGACATGATGAAGACTCTCCAGCCGCTTGCGGAATGGTTTGCGACGAGCTTTTCCGGAGCTTTGCAAATGATGGGAGAGTCCCTAAGAAACTTCGGGTCATTCCTGGGTTATTGGTGGGGGCGTTTTGAGTCAAGAGGAGGCTGGGTTTCTAAGTCTCTATCCAAGCGCTTGAGAGAGCAACGAATTTCCAAGCTGAGGGCGGCGGGGAGAACCCCCGTCAGCGCCCCTCCGCCTCGTGCCGGCTGGAGGCCGCAAGCGACGGGTTTGCATCCGCCCGGAGAAATGGACTGGGCGAATGTGGCATGGACCGATGTCGTCAAAGCTGAATACCTTGGGACGCAGGAACGCTGGCGAATGTCAGCCGAGGAGGCCCGGACATATCTCGATGCGATAATGCAACTCCGAGACAATATGCTGGCCCTTACTGCGGCTCACGCTGAAGGGGCTCGTGGCGCAGCCAAGATGTGGGCATCGCTTAAAGCTGGGGCGGTCCAATATGCAGATATGACGGGGACCGCCGCTGAGATCATGACCGACTCTTTTCGGAAGGCGTTCGAGATGATCGAGGGAACGATTGCTACAACGTTTTTCGATGCTATGACGGGGAAGCTTAAGTCATTCAAGGAATATATGCGGGCCTTCCTCAAAGACATTGCTCGAATGCTTTCTCAGCTTGCGGCGAAAATGATGATGGTGGGAATTATCTCGCGGGTTACTGGACTTTTTATGCCCGGGGGGGCGACAAATGCGGCTGTGGGAAAACTCAACGCGGCAAGAATTACGGCCGGAGGATACCCAACACACGCCGAGGGGGGGATAGTAACTCGCCCCCACTTCGGGCTTGTTGGCGAGGCTGGTCCCGAGGCTATTATCCCCCTCAAACGTGGAAGCGTTCCGGTTGAGCTCAAAGGCGGAGCCGGGCGGAATGTTACCGTTAACTTCAATATCTCGGCTATGGATGGGCCAAGCGTAAAGCGCGTTCTTCACGAAGAGCGACGGACCATTGAAATGATTATTCGCGATGCTCTTGGGAAAGATCCTCACATGAGGATGGCTGTTAGGAGCGCTTAAGAATGCCGACCGAAGTCGTCAAGGTAGTTGATCCAGACAACGGGACGGGAACCGATTATACGTCTCTCGACAACTGGGAGGACAACTACGGCGGCATTGCCGGCTCTGGGGACTGTGTAACGAACGACCAGATCGCCGTTGCGAAGTGTCGATGTACGAACGGAACGGCTGACAGCTCAAGAGTTACAATTGATGGCTGGACGGATACGGACTCGACCAGATATATAAAGATCTGGACAGACACTTCGGAGTCCTACCGACACGACGGAACGTACCAAACAGGCAACAAGTATCGTCTTGAGTCAGGAAACAACTGGGTTCTTGAGATTAACGAGGAATACGTCCGGATTGAGGGGCTCCAGTTTAAAGTCGATGTCGGAACGGATACGGGCTGCGAGTGCGTCAGGATCTATTCCAGCGCGAAAGAGATCTGGGTCTCCCATTCCGTATTCACGGCTACAAACCAGGGTTCTTCAGGCTACGGCGTTGGCGTCTGGGCGGAAGGCCCGACCTCGTCGTGCACCGTTAAGATCTGGAATAACATTTTCTACGACTTTACGGATACCAACGCATGCGGAATTCTCATTAACGACTCCGACGTTACGGCATATGTCTACCACAACACGATCTGCGATGGGTATCGTGGAATTCGGCAAGCGGCCGGAACGGTCGTCATTAAAAACAATGTCTGTTTCAACAACACCTCCGATTATTCGGGAACCTTTGACTCCGACAGCGAATATAACGGATACACTTCCGGAGCTCCCAGCGGAAGCTCGAACAATATAGACCTCTCCGGGGACTCCGGTTCCGATCTTTTCGATGATTGCTCCGGGAATTCCTTCAAGATCAAAGGGACGAGCTCTTCTCTTTACCAGGCTGCGACGAATGTCTATTCCGACCCGGACGGGTATCTGAATGTCACGGACGATATCGAGGGTAATGCGCGCGATTCCAGCGGCAGCACGGACCTCGGGGCTTCCGAATATACATCCTCTTCTGTCTCTGCCTCTGGGTCCCCTTCCCTCCCGTCCATGACTGCGGTCGGACAGGCGGATACTCACGCCCCTTATCTCGTGAAAACTGTTGATCCCGGCGGAACTGGCGATTATTTATCCCTTGCGGAATGGGCGGCCGACTTCGGCGGCGTAGGCAATTCCGGGGACTGTGTCGGGCAAAACGTTTGCGCTGTTGCGAAATGCATTTGCACGAACGGCAATGCGGACACGTCCAAGGTTTCCTTGAACGGCTGGACATCAACAAACGCTCGGTGTCGGATCATCATTTATTCGGACGAGTCGTATCGGCCGCACGGGAAGTGGGAAACCGGAAATAAGTACCGCCTTGAGGCTACCGTTACGGGTGATGGCCAGCGGATTTTCGATATTCGAGAAGACTATGTGGATATCACCGGGCTCTATTTTTATGTTTCCGGTTCTTACGACGGGTATTGCGTCTATGTGGGCGACCAGGGAACGAGCAACCAGATCCGAATTGAAAAGTGTCTCATGCGGTCGGGGATCACGGGGACGAATAACTGGTCACGTGGAATTCGAGCGTGGGGGACAAACACGAACATTCTTTGCTCGAACTGTATTTTCCACGACCACAATTCCGGGAATGCGAGTTGCGCTGCGGTCTATCAGAGCTCAGGCACGGGCCGCTATTCCAATTGCACGGCGTATAACTGCCATTTCGGGTTTGCGACGGACGTTTCGACGGTTGTCGTAAAGAACTGCGTGGCGAATGAATGCACAGACGGCTTTTACGGCACGTTCGACTCAAGTTCCGACTACAACGCCTCTGACATTGCAAGCGACGCTCCCGGGACACATAGTCGAAATGGAACTACGGGAGAGGTTGCCTTCCGGAACCCGGCCGGCTACGACTTCCACTTGGGAGACAGCGACACGAACGCCACGGATCAAGGGACGGATCTATCTCAGGATATCGACTACGTTCTTTCCGAGGATATCGACGGGAATAAGCGGTTCGGCTCTTGGGATATTGGGGCCTCAGAGATCATTAAGATCGTAGGAGCCGTGACGCTTCCGGCTGCGACCGGAGATGGAGAGGCTTCCCTTGAGGATGTTTTCTATGCCTCCGGGTCTCCGAGCCTTCCGGCTATGACAGCTTCCGGCTCTTCTGCTTTTTCGCTTCTCTCGTCCGGCTCTCCGGAACTTCCGGCGATTGCCGCCACCGGATCGGCTTCCGTTGACTCAGAAAGGGTTGAAGCCGTGGCTATCGGATACGAAACTTTCCCGCTCGACCCGGAGTTCATATACACGGAACTGCACCAGTACGACACGATCAGGACCCCCCCGGAAAGCCCCCGGCTGCTTACCCGATCGCGGCACACTCGACCTATACGGACCTACGAGCTCTCCTGGAAGACGGCCACAGAGGCGGAGGTGGAGCTTCTGAGGGCCTTTGCGCGGGACCATGTCGGGGGCTCTTATCCTTTCTACTTCCAAGCGGTTGATAAGATCGCCAAGCCGTATGCGGCTCCGACCTTGGGCACAAAGGCCGAGGGAAGTCTTTCTGAGAGGACCCTTTACGTCCGCTATTCCTGGGGCCGGGCCGAGCTTGAGACGGAAGTCAGCGAGGAATACGACGTTCTGACGGTGGACGCGAACCACCTCCTTACAGTGACCGTCCCGGAATTTCCAACGAACGTCAAGAAGGCTTGGGTCTATGTGGGGACGGCCCTCGACGCTCTCCACAAGCAGTCGACACCCATCGTCCTCTCAGGAGGCACATGGACGGAGCCTGTCGCCGGCTATTCTACCTCCGGGGACTCGCCTCCGAGCTCGAATACTCTCACGGAGACCGTCCTTGTGCGCTTCTCAGAGCCCGCTCTTTCGATCTCCCACGTCTCCGCCGGGATCTATTCCATGAAGTGCACCCTTGAGGAAGTCCTGGAGCACACAGAGACGGCCTATATCACGTCAGGAGCGCCCCCTCTGCCCTCCTTGACGGCTTCCGGTACTGCTACCATCCCCTCGCTCCACGCCTCGGGAGCGGCCTCTCTCGCGGCTCTGACGGCCTCCGGGGCGGCGACCATCACCCCTCCGGCGAAACAGGGCCGGGGAACCCCTTCTCTGGCGGCCCTGACAGCCTCCGGAACGGCGTCTGTCGGCCCCTATGGGGATTGGTATGTGTCACCCAGTGGGAGCGATTCAAATGTCGGTTCGTACGAGCACCCGTTCAAGACGATCCAGCACGCCATAGACTCTGCGGCCGCAAATGACAAGATCGTAATACTTCCCGGGACCTATACCGAGTCGGTGACGGTCAACCTGCCGGGGATCACCCTTCACGGGGTCGGTCGGCCCACGATTTCTACGACCAGCACTTACGGGATCTATTCCGGCGGCGTGAGCGATAACGTCACGGTCGAGCACCTTGAGATTACGGGTCCGACCTATGGGATCTACTCCTCTGACGATGAGGGGTGGTGGATCGAGGACGTCTACATTCACGACTGCGAGTATCACGGGATCTATCTCCGAAACGGTGCAAAGCATGTCGTGAAGGATTGCCGGATCTACATGATCGGGAATTACGGAGAGGCGCGCGGCGTCTACCTCCGGAAATGCCATAACTGCCGGGTGGAGGACTCCATTTTCTATCTTGTGCGGAAAGATGCCGTCCGGGACCGCCAGGGCTACGCAAACGTCATTCAGAGGAACCAGGCTTACGTCTGCGGGGCAGCTTTTGCTCCCAACGGTACCACAGGTGGATCGGTCTTCGAAAACAACTACGGGTGGCGGCTCCGGGTCGGATTCAGCGCGAAACATACCACCGGAGATCATGGGTACAACATCATTCGGTACAACACCCTTATGGATTGCTTGTGGCATATGGCAGGCGCCGGCGTAAACGCTCCTCTCGGGGATTATGTCCAGATCTCCCGGAACATCTTCAAGGGGACTTGCGATCGGTTTGTCTATGTGCATGACGACTGGATCGGGTCGCATTTCTCGGTGGATTACGACCTTTACTGGGAATATGGAGACGGTCCCGAGCACTGGTGGGAAATAGATCCCGATAACAACTACTATGACACGCTTACGGCGATCCGTGGGCAAGGGTACGAAACTCACGGTGTCGAATACTCGGCAAGCATTGTCGATAACTACGGCGCTTCCGGGTATGCGACAGGGGCGCCCGTCTGGACGAAACTCGACATGACGGCGACGAACGCTTCCAGTGAGGTCTCCTCGAAGACGAACCTTACCTCGTGGCGGATAGGGGACTGTTGGAAGACCTCTACCGCGTCGAACGAATGGGTCGTTTTCGATTTTGGTTCGGTCAAGTCTTGGCAGTACGTGACGCTGTGGCCATACATTGATCGGGATGCGAACAATCCGAAGAACATCAAGATCCAGAGCTCCAACGATGGCTCTACGTGGACGGACCAGCTTTCGTATTATTGCGACGACCGGGCGAACCCGATCATTCTGAAGCTTTCTTCGGCGGTCTCTTCCCGATACATGCGGTTGTGGATCACGGACAACCACGGCGGAAGTTACATTATTCTCTCGGCAGTTGAGGTAGGGAACCTGGAATGAGTTACAAGACCCTCCCTGTCACACCTGATTTTGCGGAAGACTTCGTGGATACGTACTCCTTTATCGTCACGAAGTTTCAGGACGGGTCTTCCCAGGTTCGACCGAGATGGCACAAACCAAGGCGCTCCTGGGAGCTTCACTGGAATGCGCTCTCTGAAGATGAGGTGGAGCAGCTCAAGTCGTTTGTGAGGTACCACTACGGAGCCAAAGAAGCTTTTTATTATTCCCTCCAGGAGAAGATACCGCGGCCGTACAAGGCTCCTACGCTGGGCTATAAGGCCGGTGGCGCTCTCGGTAGCAGGACCCTTTACGCCGGCTATACCTGGGCTGACGATTCAAACGAAACCACGATCAGCGTCCAGACGGACTCTATCTCATTGAGCGACGGGTACATTCTGACGGTTCGGGTTCCATCGTTCCCGGCAGGAGTGACACAAGCGAAGATCTACGTGGGCACTTCCAGCTCGGCTCTTCATCTCCAGTCCGACACGATTACGGATTCCGGGGGGCTTTGGACGGAACCGACATCAGGGTACGCCACGGGAGGCGATAGCCCTCCTTCTTCAAACACGCTCTCGGAGAGCGTTCTTGTACTCGCCGACTCGGACAATATCGAGGCAGAGAAGATTAGCGCTTCCGCCTGGCGTGCGAAATTGAAGGTGTTGGAAAAGTTCTCATGAAGACCTTAAACGCAAGCCTTATTCTCCAGAAAAACCAGTTATACACGGATCAGCCGTGGATAACGCTCTTTGAGATCGACCTTGACTCGGCGACTACCTGGAGGTTTGCGGCATATCCCGAGAACGTGACGTGGAACGGCTATGAATGGCAGGCATTCCCCGCGATCATTGAACCGATCAACGAGGAGTCTTCCGGCCGGCTCAGCGGCCTCAATGTCCATGTTGCAAACGTGGACCGAACGGTCTCCGCATATCTTGAGAATGAAAACCTCCTCGGAAACACGGTCACCCTTTACTTCGTCTATCGTGGAGACCTTTCGATCACCAGCGACATCCTCAGCTTTGAGTATAGGATAAACCGGGTGGAGACTTCCGACGAAAGCGCGGTCTTCCAGCTCGGGCACGAGGACCTCTTCGCTATCACGCTTCCCTGGCAGCGGTACATTCGAGATCGGTGCCGGCATGTCTTCCGGGACTCCAAGTGCGGATACCCGAACGACGAATTCGACGATACCTCCCGGCAGGATATCAAGGCCGGCGGGGACGGTTCCAAGGGTGGGGGCTGGACCTCGGCCAATATGGACAATGCCTCAATTTGTGACATTGATATAACGACTTCTGGAGAGCTGACGATAAAAGGGGCTTCGGGCGGTCCTTGGAAATTCTGGGGAAGCACCCAGACCGCTCCTCTGATCTACAAAACGTTTTCCGGTGATTTCGATTGCTACTGTCATTACACGTCTGTTCCCGGAGAAGAAGGCGGAGCGGCGTTCTTCATTCAGAGCGTTGACGATTATGGGGACTGGATCGCTTGGGTGGCGGTAGAGATAAATGGCACGGACTACCTCTACTCCCGGAACACCGTCAATGGTTCCAGCGATCAGGTCTTTGAAGCAGAACTCCTTCCCTACTGGCGGATTGTCCGAAGCGGCTCAACGCTTCAGCTTTGGGCGCATGACGACACAACTACGACATGGACCAAGTATCGAGAAGAAGTCCGGATCGATTTCTCTCATACCGTCCGGATCGGATTCGCAGCCTTTACTTCTTCTTCCTCGGAAGGAACAAACCAGACGTGGAAATACTTTCGGATGACGAACGGTGGCCTTGCGACTTGTGACTACAGCCTGGACGGCCCGAATGGCTGTCGAGCGCACCAGAATACGCTCCGTTTCGGCGGAGCCCCGAGCATTCCGTACGGGAGGTTCTATGGAGCTTAATGATCTTCTTGGCCTTCCCTTTGCCCCCGGCGGACGTGGAGAGGTCGGATACGACTGCTGGGGCCTCGTTATCGAGATCTACCGTCGGCTTGGAATTCAGGTCGAAGATCCCGGGAAGTTCTACGATGTGGAGGAGCGTGTTCAGGAAGATCCCTTCAATAGTGAGAGAGACAACGCCTTCTGGGAGGAGGTGAAGCCGCCTTACAAGGAGTACGACGTTATCTTGTTTACTGACGGGGTTCACAATGTCGCCCTCCATGCTGGAGTCTACATGGGAGACGGAAAGGTTCTTCAGAGCCTTCATGGTCGGGGCGTCGTCGCTCTTCCTTTGAGATTGCTTAAAGAACGGGTTTATGGAGCTTATAGATGTCGAGCCCTCGGCTGATACTCATTCGAGACTTTCTTGCGCCGCATAAACGCGAGATCATAGATGTGAAGCCCGGAACGGGGCTCGTGGAGAACGTTCCGACGGATTTTCCCCTCGATAACCTGTGGATCATATGGAACGGCCAGCGGATCGGGTATGACGCGCTCGCGGACTTCAGGTTTCAGGAAAACGACGAGATCATACTTCGGGTGATACCGAAAGACCTTCCGGCTTGGGCCATCTACGGGATCATTTTTATCGTCAGTACTGGCCTCAGTTTTGCAATTCAAGCCCTTGCCCCTCCCATCAAGCCAGAGAACCGAAAGAACTTCGACAACACCGAACAGAGCCCGACCTATGGCTGGGAGGGCATTCAGAACACCACCCGGAACGGACAAGAGATCGGCCTCATTTACGGAGAGCATCGCGTAGGAGGTCAATATCTCGCTTCCTATACGAGAACCACAGACGACGACAAACACGAACTGAACCTCCTTATCGGCCTTGGTGCGGGGTCTATCGGCGCGATCAATGGCTTCACGGAAGACACTTCGACCGCCAACGGATCGGAGACGGACCAGGACGGAAACGGCGTAGAGGGGCTCACAGGAGACGACGTTTCTACCGATCTCCTCATAAACAAGAACCCCGGAAACCTCTTTGAGGGTGTGACGGTCTATTACCGCCTCGGTTCATGGAACCAGGCAACGATCCCAGGGTTCCGGGACGTTCAGATCCAATACGACCAGACCATGGAGTTCACGCCGAATGTCGCCCAGACATACCTTTCTCAGGACGACATTCAGGCGATCGAGTTCATCTTCCAATTTCCGAGCGGGCTCTACAGCGTAGGTTCTACTGACGGAAGCTTCAACGAGCATTCCGTACAATTCGAGATCCGCTGGAGAGAATACGGAACGACCTCCTGGACCGCGGTCCGGACGGAGACCTTCACAAACAAGACCAGGGCCCTCTACACGAAGACCGTACGGATCGAGGGGCTTTCTCCGGCGCGTTACGAGTTCGAGATCAAAAGAACAACCGCCGCCGATAATGCTTATACCTCCTCTGAATGCCGACTGATCGGAGCGGTAGAGATCAGACTGGACGACGTGGCCTATAATGGGATAGCCCTTGTGGGGGTCAAGTCTATTGCGACAGAACAGCTCCACGGCCGTTTGCCCGTCGTCACGAACCTCTGTCACGGCAAGAAATGTCGAGTCTATCAACCGGGAGATGACTTCGGGGAGGATACTGAACAGGACTTTAACACGGGGCGCACCACTCTTCTTTGGGGTTGGAACTCTTTCGACGACAACAGCAACCAGGACAAGATAGACTATGCGGCTTCGCATACATATGACGCATTCAAGCTCGTAGGAAAGCATAAAGAGGAAACAACAAGCGACGTTACCGGCCTCACATGTCCTTATTTCTATAAAGAGATCATCGGAGACTTTGACTGCCAGATTCACGGCGATTTTTCGAGCACTTCGACTCCGGGGGACGGGTTCGGGCTCCTTGTGGCTGATTCTGAAGAGCCCACGCATTTCGCCTTTGTCGGGATCGAGAACTACGAGGGAACGATCGTTTGTCGGACTCACAACGCATTCGGCGGAACCGGGGTAGACGAATACACCTCAAGCACATCTCATCGATATCTTCGCGTCGTCCGGGACTCAGACACATGGACGTTCTATACGAGCTCGGACGGGTCCTCATGGACGCAACGCGGACAATTCAGTTACGCGCTCGGGGTTGACAACGACACGACGTTTGTCGGCCCTTGCTTCTACAGCAAGACGAGCACCACAGGGAACCTCGTCGTGGCCTTCGATAGCTTTAAGTTCAACGACTCCACCTGTTACAGCGAAGAGACGACATCGAACCCGGCTTGGGTGGTCTATGATCTCTGTCGTGACACGCATTACGGAATAGGAAATTATCTTAATACCGACAACGTAGATCTCGACTCGTTTATCTCTTTTGCGTCTTATTGCAATGAGCTTGTAGCGAATGGGCGCGGCGGCCAACACAGGCGGTTCCGTTTCGATGGAGTCATTGACTCCGCAAAACCGGCTTGGGAACAGATCTACCGCATTCTCGAAAACTACCGCGCCATGCTGCTCATGCAAGGCGATCACGTTCGCGTAACGTATCTCAAACCGCGATCCGCCGTCCAGACATTTACGGACGCGAACATTAAGCGGAACACATTCAAGTGCATCTATCAGACCCCGAAGATCAATGCGAACTACTGGGAGGTGCAATTCCTCAACAGGGATAACGACTACGAACAGGATTTCGTAAGCTACCTTGACCCGGACCTTGAGGGCGGCGAAGTCTACAGAAAGAAGACTATCCAAGCTTACGGAGTCACCCGCTACGCGGAAGCTCTCAGGATGGCCCTATATCGGTGCAAGCTCAACAGGTACTCCACGAAAGCTGTCTCCTTCGAGGCCGGCATAGATGCGATCTGTTGCGAGCCTTACGACGTTATCAACCTCTCGACAAGCCAGATGGGGATAGGAACCGCCGGCCGGGTCGTGGCTGGTTCCGCTTTGAGCGTCACGCTGGACAAGAACGTTACGATCGAGTCCGGGAAGACCTACCAGATTCAGATTCGCCACAAAGACGACACGATCGAGACTCAGACGGTGACAAATGCCGTGGGAACGACCAACGTTCTTACCGTCTCCGAATGGACGACGACTCCGGAAAAAGATGAGATCTGGGTTTTCGGGGAACAGAATATCGTTACTCAGCAATTCCTCATTACTCAGATCTCAAGAACGAGCGATCTTGAGTGCAAAATTGACGCGATCGAATATAACGCTGAGATCTATGACGACACGATCGAGCGAATTCCAGAGATCAAATATTCTACGCTTCCCGACCCCAGGGAATTTCCCGGAAATGTTCGAGATCTGGTCCTTGCCGAGCGGGCGCAAGTCATGAAAGACGGCACCGTGGTCAATGTGGTTGACGTGACCTATCGTTCCGGGATCAATGCGGTAAGTTACGATATCTATTACCGAGAAGAAGATACGACGACTTGGCTCTTCGACGGAAACACGAAGGGGCTCCATTACGTCCTAATGGCGAATTTTCAAGTGGGGACAACCTACGAGATCGCCGTGGTCTCTGTCGGCCCTTGGGGAGCGAAACGCAGGCCAAAAGAGACGGGAGATGCCGGCGTCCCCGTCGCCTCTGTTACTATTCAGGGAAAGACCTCAAGACCCACAGAGCCTTCCTCTGTTGAAGTCCAGCGCGTAGGCGACACCCTCGTCATTACCTGGTCTGCGAGCACTGACGAGGACCTCTTGGGGTACTCGGTTAAGTACGGAGATGCTGAAAACTGGGAAGACGGAACGGTTCTCAGCGAGCTTACGACGGATACAAAGCTCCTTGTCGCCGACTTCGTGACTGGCACGAAATACTTCATGGTGAAGTCGATCAACACTTCCGGGCTGTATTCCTCTTCCTTTGCTTCCGTGGAGTATGAGATCCCCGGGCGGAGCGGGGAAACTACCATCGTTAGCCGCAACGAGGCGACAAACTCCTGGAATGGCACCAAGACGAACTTTACAGTCTCCGGGACGGACATCCTCCAGGATTCGGGAACCACGTCCTGCTCATACGAGACCCCGGTCATCGATGCCTCTTCCAGCGATCGCTATTATGTGCGGTCAGATATCGCGTGGACGACACAAGAAACGTCTTATACCTGGAGCACGGCGACTTTTGCTTGGAGCAGCACGATTGCCGAGAGTATTACCTGGGCGGGCGCTCCGGAAGGAGGCAGCGTGTCTTCTTCCGTTCAGATCAAGTATGGGGATGCAAGCCCCATCACGTCCTCTTATGAGACATTCGTCCAGGGGACAGAGTACGAGGGTCGCTATTTTCAGTTGAAAATTTCCTTTACCAATACGAGTACGGCGGTTAGAACCAAGGTTACCGATATGGTTACGACTATTGCACAATAGGAGACGATGACATGTCCCAGAGCTGGACTACGCTTCTTACTTCCCACACGCTTTCGGATTCTCGTTCTTACTTAAACGCGAATTATGAGTCTCTTCGGTCTTCCTTTTCGGGGACTTCGCCTCCTACTTCTCCATCTCCAACCGCCGGCCAGCTCTTCTACAACACGACAGAGAACATCCTCTATGTCTACAATGGATCCTCTTGGGTAAAGCTTGGGTCTATGGACAAAAACTTCATGGGGTTTGTCCCTCGGGACGATTCGCCGAACTACCCCATGCAGTCGAACTTTCACATGGGGGGGCACCGGATCACAAACATGGCTGATCCGACTTCTGATACAGATGGATGTACTCTTCAGTATGCCCGGGACGAACTCATTGACAAGCATTACCATTCGGGAGCAGACAACGACGGCCCACAAATTAAGTGGAGCGACATTTCGGCGAATAACGGGACCGCCAGCACCTTAGAGCTCGTCTCGGGTCAATCTAATGTCGTGGCGCGGCAGTTCGATCTTGATTCAACATGGGGAAGCCAATCACTTCCGAAGGCCTCTTGGCTCGAAGCGGCAACGGTTGAGTCATACAAATACGCCAATAGTTCCGCAATACTTGCTTTTGGATATGAAACTTCAGGAACTTTCGGCGCAGGGACACACGTCGTGAGGTTGCAAAGATATGGAGCGACCACGGAAAAGTTGTGGGAGAAAAACCTAACTGAAGAGACCGTGGTTTTTGCTTTGCTTGATAATATTTCGGCAAGTTATGATTATTCGTGGAAATTGGAGTTCTACACAAACACATTAGGCAAAGGTGTCGCCAAGGTCTTTCTTCTTGTCTTATAACGGAGGAACAAATGCCTACGCTTGAAACTTCTACTCGTAACTCGATTCTTGAGAAGGTCCGAGATCTTATCGATGCTGGGTCTTCTGCCGGAACGCTCGTCTTTGAGGCCAGCGATGATTCAGAGGTGGCCACTTGCACGTTCAGCGATCCTTGCGCTGGCTCTGCCAGCAGCGGAACTCTGACGTTCAGCTCGATCACCTCGGACACGAACGCTACGGGCGGGACGATCGATCACGTTTCCGTCTATGATTCCGACTCCAACAAGATCCTGGAGTTTTCTATCGCGACCGACAGCTCGGAGGATATCCAGATCTCTACGCTATCAATTACGGCAGGAGATACGGTAGGTGTGAGCTCTCTGTCTCTTACCATGCCGGCAAGCTGAGGAGGCTGAGATGTTGGTGTTTAAGCCGAAATTCAAAGTTGAGGCGTACGGGTTTGTTCTTCGTAAGGCCCTCAAGGACCTCACGGAAGAAATGGGGTTTCCTCGTCCGCGCACACTGGAGGAGGTTCCTCCCGTGGTCATGAAGGAATGGGAACGCCGAGGAGGCGAAAAGGATGGCGATTGAGGTCCTCGTAAGGCTCAAAGATGGGCCTCCGGGTTCCGGCCGAGAGAAAGGGCAGATCATCCACGTCAAGCCTTACCCCAACAAGGGTTGGGGAAAAGCCGAAGGTCCTCCGGAGTATGGCGTCATTCGGATTATGGATCTGGATTACAATGACCCCCAAGCGGTCGCAATGCGGGACACCCACGACCGGGAGCTTCGGATTCGGAGGCGAATGAAACTTGATCTTTCGAGTCTTCCTCAAGAGACACAAGAGAAAGTTTCTGACAGGAGGATTCGCCCGGTCAGACTTTCGGAAATAGAAAAACATCTGTCAGATGAAGTCAACAAGAGAAGGAAAGAGTTGGGGCTTGATCCTGTTCCTCTTAACCGAAGGCGGCGACAAATAAAAGCAACAGAAAGAAATGGCAACAAAAACTCTTATTGATTATCAGTCGCTTTGGGCCTACTCAGATGATAATACGGATAAGTATTCCGATGGATTTTATCAGGAAGACTATCATGCTGGAGGGGCTTGGTCGCGCGGAGATGGCTGCTTTGCTTATGGCACACTAGATAACTTAACGGTTACATCAGTTAACACAACGTTAGCGAACGACTCCGGAGACAGCCGGTCTTATTATTTTATAAAAGATTTTGACATTCCTGATGTTTCGGCTGTTTCACAAATAGACATTGGGGCCATCCGCGACGATGCCGTCATAATTTGGGTTAACGGAACAGAAGTTGCCCGCGTAAACACGACGGGCACGCCTTCGCATGGAAAGACCGCAGATGGGGCAGGAGGGGAAGGGGTTGAGTACACCTGGACATTGACAGATGTTTCGGCGTTCAAGACTGGCCGCAATAGGGTGGCGGTGATGCTTTTAAATGCCTCCGCGACATCGAGCGACGCTGGCTTTGACCTCAAAATGACGGCAACCTATACGGGTGATTGGCCCGACCTGCCAGATCTTTACTGTTATCCAACCCCTCGCGGGGTGACTACAGCTCACGCAAACATAAATTTTGAAACACAATCGGCATCTGATGCTTACATTGAGTATGGCACTTCTCCAACGAGCCTTTCTTATACGACCTCGACAACGACGAACGAGACAATTTTCGACTTTCAAATCCCAAATGGAGAAACTGCATTTTCTGCGGGAGACACAGTTTATTACAGAGTAAGAGCCCGAGCAACAGGCGTTGGCACATATGGATACGGGTGGGTACATTCTTTTTCGCTTGCCCGATCTAGTTCAGATACGGGGCCGTGGGAGTTTGTGGTGGGGGCCGACCCCAGAGCCAGCACACAAGACACATCTTCGGATTTTAAGAATTATTGCTGGCCTTCGGTAAATGAGAAAGATTCAGAATTTTGTATCGTTTGCGGAGACCTTCTCAATTATTCCGACGCCGTAGGTTTTTGGCGAACGTGGCGTGGCGATAATGGTATCGGCCGTTATAAAAAATGCGGCGATCTGCCGGTTCACATTTGCATTGGAAATCACGAAAGCGATACATCTTCTGGCGCGGCAGATTCCCGAAAAGCACGCATGCCTTTAGGCTCTGTGCTTGACGATCTCTCTGGCCAACAAGATGACACAACTGATTCAAATTGGAAGGAGCGATATTATTATTGGACGTGGGGCGATGCGCTTTTCATTGTTCTCGATGATGATACATATGGAAACGTCAGCGGTTATCGCCATAGTTCAGAACAGAGAACGTGGTGCGAAAACGTCTTGTCTTCTCACAGCTCTTACTCTTTCAAGTTTATAATAGAACACCGCGCTCTTGATGAGTCCGACCCTAATCATTCTGACACAGAC